TCTTTAAATGCACCCAATACGGTTAGCATACCATCGTCACCACGAGTAGCGGCAGAAATACCATGACCGGATTGACCAGTATATGTAGAACCTGTACCGAGAGTTACGTTAAAGGTGGTGGAATAAACATCACCTACTGTAACTGCAGCATCAGCTTGAGCAATAAAAGTAGTGTTTTGGTCGTCATTTACAAATGCTACAATGTCAGAAGCAGATGTACTTGCGGGCCAATATTTTGAAAAAACAGGTGCACCGTTTTGTGTATAGTTACACCCTGCAAAAACACCAAGAGGAATATCGTTACCAAGACCGACAGTTGTTACAACTTCGACCTTACCAACATTAATGGTTACAACGTCACCGTTAAAAATGTTTGCTGCATAACCAGAAGCGATAGAGTATTCACTAACACCTGAAGAATTGGTAGCAGAACCTTTTTGACGTGAAGGACGGAAACCATCAAGAGCTTTAGATAGAGCCATTTTAGTTCTCCTTAATTAAAATTACCATGACAAAATAATTGATCAACAACAGTGTTACCTTTACTTTTGAAAGTTAGGCGCACGTCCCTGAACAACCGATGATTTACTTGAGTTTGAAATTGGCATACGAGAATCGTTTTGATTTTCAAGTTGAGCGTTAACTGCATCCATCATTTCACGACTACGATCTTCATAATACCTTTTTCGAGCCTCTGCCTTACCAGCTGGCATTTTAGCAAGTCCTAAGTCTCCACGACAGACTGTACCTGCATAACGGCCTTCATTCTTCACGAGAGAATTGTGTGACATTTCGGGAACTTCTTCAGGTGTTACAAACACCCAACCATCTTGAAGTCGTTTTCCTACATTCTGAATGTCTTCTTTACCGCGTATTTCAATACGCAACCACCGAAGTATCATTCCTTCATCAGCAAAACGGTCTTTGATTATATCTGGAATTGCAAGATAGTCTGGTTCTTCAAAGGTATACTCTTCATAAGAACGCTGTTCAGTTTCACGGTTTGTCTCACTACGTGCTTGTTTTAATGTGTTACGTGTCATAATATTTTTAGCCTCCACGCTTAGATGTAATAATTGTGGTATACTCGCCTTCTGCTTTATCAGCAACTAGCTTTTGTTCTGCATACCGTTCAAGAGGAATACCCCAACGATTAGCCATTTCAATATCGTCTCGCGTTAGCTTAACTTTATTTGGCCTACTTGTTTTAGGGTTAGCGACAGTGCGTGATGCTCCACCTACCACTTGAGAGGGTTGTTTCGGTTCCCTTACTTCCGCTTCTTGATCTGCTTCTTCTTCTACTACCTTTGCCTGTTTTTTAAATTTCTTAGGAAAAGATTGTTGAAGACGTTGATCAATTTCTTCATAAAACTCATCGTCAGTAGGATCAAATCCTTCACCTTTAAGCTGCTCATCAATTGCAATTGCAGCTGCGGTCATAATTTGATCTTGACCAAACCAGTCATTTTGTGTTGCCCATTCTACTGCTTTAGGATCATAGTTTGCAGGATTAGGAGTTGACTGTTGAGGAACTTGTTGCTGTTGTTGTTGCTGAACAGGTTGTGGATTATTAGCTTCATAATCTGAATAAGCAGTCTTAGCTTTAGTTAGATTATCAAGTTGCAACTCTGCTCGATTTAATTGTCGTTGTGCAATAACAATTTCATCAGCTTCCCCACTTTCTAGAGCTTTACGATAAGCTCCTTCAGCGAGTTTAATTTGGTCATTAACTTGTACTTCGTTAGAGTCTAAATTCTTTTTATACGTACTAACAATTTCATTATCTTTTTGTTTAAGCTTATTTTCGTATTCAGTAACTCGTGCTTCAAGTTCTCCAATACGATCTTCACGATCTTTTCGCTGCTTAATTAATTGTCTGATACGTTTTTGTGCACCTTTAGTTTCAACACCTTTTAATTCAGTTGCTTGTTCTTCTAAAGGTTCTTCAGTAGCTGTTTCTTCTTGTTTAGGCGCTGACTCTACTTTTTCATTAGTATTATCTTCTTCACCTTCAACTTCATATTCAACAGCAACTTTTTCAGTTTTTTCTGGAGGTGTAATTTTACCCCAATCTTCTGAGTCTTCAACTTCGTAGTTAACAGCTTCTTCAGCCATTTATTTTCTCCTGTACGCCATTGCGAAATGGTCGGTTACGCTACTATCCTTTAAAATACAATGTATTCTAAAAGTATACAAATTTAAATATTATCCACCAGTTGATAAGTTATAAGACGTATCCAAATCAGTAGGATCACTAACAGTCATAATAACTTGATCATCAAAGATAAGAAGGAGTTTAACACCCTTATAGATTAGTTTAACTCCTGAGTGTTTACCGTAGCTAACGTAATCTCCTACGTCGCACCACGGACCTTTTGGAAATTTACTTTTATCTTCGTAAGCTAAATCACCCAAAGCCACAACTCGCCCTACTGTTGTAAGGTAGGCGATATCATCACGCGTTGAGTCAGGTAGAATAATCCCACCTTTAGTTTGGCGTTTAACTGAAACTGGTCTTACTAGAACATGAAAACCAGTTAGTTTCGGAAGTACTTTAGGATCAGGTACGTCAATATCTGCAATCCATTCGTCATTTTTTAATGCTTTGCTCATTGTTTGATGTTGCATTGTTTTATTTAAAATCCTCTTCATCGTTATCAATTTTTAAACGTCGATTTAATATTTCGACGGAAATATCAGCACCATCTGTAAGACCAGCTAAGTAGCCTACAATGTACCGATACTCAGGATAATCTGAAGCGGAGCCTGATGCAAGCGAATTTTTTACATCTTTAATTTTTTCTTCAACACCTCTACGGATGTCAGTCGTTAATATCAAAGTTTAATTCCTTATTTAGAGGAGCTACCTTTTGAAGATGTAGGAACCTGATAAGAAGACTTATCAAAATTATTTAGAACACCTTTGTTAGCTCGTACTGTAAATTGGTCTGTAGGAATTTTAGCAGTATCCCCACAACCCGTTCCATTTGATTTATATTCCATTTTAAATATTCTCCTTTTAAGAATTATTTGTTAAAGCAGCTTTACGAACATCTTTAAGTTCATTTTCCATCATTGTAAAGACTGCCATACCTTTTTGCAAGTCAATTGTTTTATCTTGTTTAGCTAACTCACTTAACATTTTAAGAGCTTCTTGGATTTGTTTAAGCTGACGATCTTTATCATTTTCTTCAGCTTTCATTAAGTTAGTTGCACCTTCAATGTAAGCTTCCAAAGCAAGTTCACGTTCTTTAATATCAAGTTCACGGTTTTTAAGAGTACTTTCAGCATTTTCTTTAGCCATTTGAGATTGAAGTTGACGATCTTTAAGTATGCTTTGAGAATTATCTTTAGCCATTTGAACTTGAAGTTTACGCTCTTCAAGATCAATACGACGACCTTCCATCATAACCATTTTTTCTTCTGGTGTTTGTGGGCCTTTAGCAGCTTGCTGGTTAGCAACTAGCACTTTTTGGGCAGCTTGTATCATAGCTTGCTCTACGACCTGTGGAGAGACGTTTTCTTGCCCCTGTAGCATCTGTTGAGTTACGCCATTCATTTGTTCTTGATACTTCATTACCGAATGCTCTTGAATGTTAGAAGATAAGATTGGAACAATACGCTGCATAATTGGATTTGCTCCATTAGCAGGGTCTTGTATGTAAGCCATCTTAACTTGGACATGAGCATCATGATCCTGTCCTGCAAACGCACGAATAGCTATTCCTTTAGATGCGGCTAAGATATCAGAGACAGGATCAAGAGGTTGCGGCTGGGGCTTAGATGGAATAATTAAATCTAGATTAGGAATATGAGCCGCTTTCAAAATAGTTTTATGTAGCTCTTCAGTATTATACATTCCCGGTGGCGCTTGTTGAGCCATCTGTAATGCCATTTGAGCCATCATCATACGATGCGCTGAAGATGGAATGTTAGGATCAGATACAGGAAGAATATCAATACGACCATCAAAGTCTTTACGTAAGACTTGAATCTCATCCCCTGCCATCTTAAACGGATAATCAACAGGCATTGACTCATAGTTAATACGAGCTAGAATTTTAAGTTCTTCACGTTGAGCATGATGTAGACGCTTATGGATTGCAGAGAAGAACTTACTTGACGCTTCTAGCAATGCCATTGTAGTCCCTACTGGACCATAAGAAGCTGCATCACTAATTACTTGTTCTGTGTTATCTGCAAACTTTTGACCAGTTGATGCTACAAACTGAAGCATAGCAAAAAGAGTTTGTGATGGTTCTTTGTATGGTAAAGGAACAATTGACTTTGAAAGGTCCATTCCAGTTGCTTCAACTTCTTTAAACTCGCCGGGAGCTATAGGATCATTATCACCAGTGATACGAACACCTTTAGCACGGAAACCAGCTGGTAGGTTAGCAAACTGACCTGCATCAAGTAGACTACGCATTGCTGATGTTGCAGATGCAGTTAAGTTACCCAACATATGAATATAACCGATACCGTAAAATCCCAATGCAGGAACAAAACGATAGTGCGTAAAGAATAGTTTCTTCTTCCGTTGTGGATCATCAGGATCATAGTTACGACGAATTGAAAGAACTGCTCTGCTATCCATATCAATTGTTACAATATAAGGAAGAGTAAGATTTGTATCGTCTTCTAAATCTTCAATATCTAAATAACAGTGTTGTTCAAGTAAAGTATACTGACCGTCAAAGTCAGAACTTGTTGGAGACACGCCTGTAACTGAGTTCATCTTAGTACGAAGCGGAGAAAGGTTAGGAACTTCAGGATTTTCTAATAGCTTATCAGATGCTTCATACATGCCACCTGCAATCTCACGTTCAAGTTGGATTGGGCTGCGATAAAGCACTTGAGTGTATCTATCTGCACTTCGTAAGTTAACTGCGAAATTAGATACTACAAATTGATCAATAGGAACGAACTCACTGACTGGACGATCCATACCATTATCATAGTACATCTTTTTGAAACTTGAACCGAAGAGTGGGAGATGAAAGAGCATACGCTCCATTTCATCAAAGTACTCAGGCATAAGCTCAGTTAACTGGTAGTTCATGTACTCCTGAACACGATTAGCTTGATCTTGCTTCTCAGTAGTAATCTTACCTAACACTTGAGCTTTAACTGGACCACCTGCAGGAAATAGTTCTGCACTTGCTTTAGATTGGAAGGAAACTGCAGATTCAATCAATAGTGGATGAACTGCAGTACATGCACCTTCAAATGGTTCATTCGTCTCTTCAAGTTTAAGACCTAATAAATCTAAACCACTTGTGAACATATCTTCCCATTCAGCACGAGACTCTAAGTCAGCTTCATAAGAGTTAATAACTTGTTCTGCAATATCTTCTAAGTTGTCATCATCAAGTTCATTAACTAAGTTTTTATAGAAACCTGCAGGATCACTATAATTAACAGATGGGTTATCTCCTGCTTCAATTGAAAAGTCAACAACTACACTTCCATCATTCGCATCATATTCAAATGTAGCTTCAGAATCAGGTTCTCCTACATCTAATTCAATAATATTATTATTTGTAGTAGAGTTCATATTCATTTCAAAAGGGTTTCGTTCTGTAGCCAATGCTATTCTCCTGATGGACAGTAAAAAAATAAAGTAATTTAATGGTTAGTATAAAGAGATTTCAACTAATAGACAAACTTAAACTCTCCAATAAGCTCTTTTACGTTTTTTATATCCAAAATCATCATAGTCTTCATGATCAATATCATCAGGATGTATTAAATTCCAACTATCTCTCATGTAGATAATTGCCATTGTCATACAGTCAACCATATCGTCATGCGCTGCATTTGGAAATTGAATTGATTCCATAAATAAAGCATCAGCCCATTCAGTATCAGGTAGCCATACTTTACCTGCTTCTAAGTAAGGAGACGCAGCGTAGACCCGTGAAACTTTATCCCTATCTGGCATGTACTCTAAGATTGGAATACGTGATCTTCGCATGTCTTGAATCAATGATTGACCACTTGCTTTCTTTTCAACTACACAGACATCAGGTTTATATTCAGCATACATCTCTTGAGCTAGTCTACGAAGTTCAGGATATTCATATCTACCATAAACATTAGATAATAAAATTAAATTACCAGTTGGTTGTTCATATCCATTAACATCTTCATCCATTGAAGTAAAGATACCCCATGTCTGAATTACACTGTTGTCAGCCGTTGACTTAGTACTGAATGCCGTATCATAAGTTTGAAGAATAAAGTCACAAGCTGGAGGGTCTTCATATTCCCATGTCTTAAACCACTTCTTTTTAATGATCCCACCTTCATCTGGTTGTGGGTCTTGCATGTATAAAGCATTCCAGTATCTGCTACCGTTAGATGCTTTAATTTCTTGTTCATCAATTCTTAAAACACTATCTGGTTTCCACTCTGGAAAATAC